TGTACAACTCTTCTGGTGTCTTTATGTTCTTTTCTGTTGGCATTACTTTATTCTATTCGTTCACACTTTTTACCTAGTTCTCTTTTGCCTTCTATCTATTTTCTACAATGATAATTCAAATTTAGTTATTAATTTTTAATTGTTTTCTTTTAGTTCTTTTTGTTCCTTCAACCATTCATTGTAGGCTAATAGCTTGTAAATTCTGTTTTTTGCGACTATACTATCCTCTTTGCTTGGTGGGGTATAAACTACTTTTATTTGATTAGAACTTAAAGCCGCTTGTTTTCCGTTGTGGGTTTTCCTTTCTTCTCCTACTTGGTCTGCATACATTGTCAAGGTTTTGCGTTTTAAGCGTTCTTTTTGATCTTCTGTAATTACTAGCCGACCTTCATTTTTTAGCCTCGCAAACTTGACGTTTCCATAATCTTCAACAAGGGCCATCGGGTTTAGTTTCTTTTGCTGAATATCGGCTTCGATTAACCCCTCAAAACTTTCTTCGTATTCCTTTCGGGCTTGTTCGGCTTTTTCTTTCTGGTCCCGTTTGTATTTTAAATCGTTCTCATGAAGTCTTTGCTTTGTGATAGCTTCGTTCATTTCCTGGACATAGCCTAAAATAAATTTATTCAAAGTAACGTAATTGATACCCATAAACTCACCGTATTGACCAGAACAACCCCTTTCAACCGCTATATTTAGTTCATTGACTGTTATACTTCCATACTTTCCAATGTTAAAATTACTTTCTAACGCCTTTGAACACGCCTTTACTTGATTAAAATAGTGGCTTTCTTCTTTCTTATGGCCAGCAAGCATTAAAGCCAAATCAAACGCTTTTAAAATCTCAGCGTAAAACAAAGCACTATTTTCTATAATCAAACTTTTAACCGTTTCAGACCTCCTAGCATTAATAATTTCTAATTGACTTTTTGTAAGGTCTGGAGAAAGGTTTTTAAAATCGTAACGTTCTATGATTGATAAATTGCTCATTTTTTGCCCTCCATTAATTCACTTAAAATATTTCTGTTCAATTCTTGCTTTCTTTCTAGGGTCATTTTTCCGTTGCTATTACCGTTAAAGTTTTTTTCGTTTTTCGACCAAGTCAATAACCGCCTTTCGATATCAAAAGTCTTTTGCATTTCAAACTTCATTTTTTTACCGTTTGGATTTTTCTCAGTCCAGTACAAAAAGAACTTTTCAAGTAATTCTAAAGTATAGTTTTCTTGAAAGGTTAGAAGGTTTTTTTTAAAAACCGCCTCTTTACTTTCTTTTATCTCTTCTATTCTATTCTCTTCTATTCTATTAGCATTGCGTTTCGTATGCGTTCGCATTGCGTTCGCATTTTCGCCTTTATTCCAGCGTTTATTTGCGGATTCTCTAGCCTTTTGACTTTTACTTTCCAATCCTTTAAGCTGTGAATCAAGAAAAGAAATTACTATTTGTCCTTCAATTTCTTTTATCGCATTGCAATCTATCAATTCTCGCAATGCGTTTTCTTTGCCGTTGCAATGCCTTTGCAATGCGAACGCATAAGGTAGTGAACCTAGTCTTTGCCAATAGCTACAAAGAATCTCTATAAAAGCAATTTTAGCCTCATTTGAAGCCATTTGAATATCTCCGTTTTGCCATTCAGAAGGTTCAAATTGAAAGTATGGTAGTTCTTTAGCCATATTTTGTAAATAAAAAAAGCCTTTGAACCCGTCAGGAAAATGCACTTCCATCGGGGCAAAGGCTTAAATGTTTTTAACAACGGTGCATTCGTTATAAGATTCAAATATACAAATTAAAACAATAGCAGTTCTTTATTTTGTTCTACTGCGTTTCTGTGGTTTCGTTCATTAAGTAAAAAATATGATTCTTTTAACTCAATAGATATTGACTTTCTACCCATTCTTAATGCTTGATAACCTTCTGAACCTACGCCTCCAAATGGACTAAAAACCGTATCTCCTTCATTTGAATATAAGTGTATAATTCTTTCAATTGTATCAAGTTGTAAAGGACAAATATGTTTTTCGTCGTTACCGTCGCGACCACTTCTATAATTTAATGTTCTTGAATAATCAATATCATACCAAACTGGACTAGCATATTTTTGCCACAAATCAACTGGTAAATAGTTCGACTTACTTTGATCTGTATCTTGGTGAGTAATTGGTCTTTCATTTACACCTTCATTTCTAAAAAACAAAACATAGTCAGGAATACCGACTCTACTCATTGAGCTATCTTTTTTGATTGTTTTGTGAAGTAGCCCTAGTGCTTTGGTTCTTTGCATTTCGGTAACTGGATTCTTCCAAACAGTTGTTTTTGCGTGATAAATAAAACCTTGTTCAGAGAACCATTTGATTAGCATTCCGCTAAAGTCACGCAAACCAATAAAACCCTCTTTACCTTTCTGAATTGGCAAATCCATACAATGAACGGCGCATATTCTTCCAGGTTTAAGAGTTCTTTTTAATTCTGGTATAAGGTATTGAAAATGTTTCTCAAACTCTTGATAGTTCTTTACATTACCCATATCCTCAGCTTTATCTGAATAAACATACAGTTCTGCAAATGGAGGGCTAAACACAACCAAATCAACTGAATTATCTTTTAACTCTTTAGACTTCTGAACGCAATCACCATTTAAAAGCGTATAATTTTCTTCTTTTACTTCCTTTGTTTTAACCACTTTATTTGAGTTTAATTTAAAATCTGTTTTTGCAGAATACAAACTCATATTATGAATCATATCCTTATGTTTTTGTTCTTTTACTAATATTGTTTTCCTTACATTCATTTGGCTTTCTGGAATGATAATGTGTACTTTTACTTTATTCATTTGACCAAACCTATAAGACCTTCTAACAGCTTGATAAAACGCCTCAAATTTAAAGTCGTAAGAACAGAATATCATATTACTGCATTGCTGGTAGTTCATACCAAATGAAGCAATTGAAGTCTTTGTAATTAAGTTCTGATATTCCTCGTGAGCAAACCCAACTAAATTATCCGCTTTAACTTCAGGCTTATCCGAACCTTGAACATTTCGAGCATTTGAAAGCGTCTTTTTTAATAGATCCGTTTCAGCGTTTTGAAGCCCCCAAATAATAAACTGTTCTTTTGAATTTCCTATTATTTGCTTGCATATTTCAACCCTATCAGTTAAACTACGTCTTAAATCTTTGTTCAATTCAGTAGCAGATACAGCTGCCTCACTAAATAAAGTACCTGTATTGTTTTCAACCTTTACAATATGCTCAATGTATTCTATTTCTGGTAGGTTGTACCCTTTCATTTCAAAACCTAAAGTTGAAGGATTATCAACCGAAATAGACCAAGTGCAAACGTAATTCCAGAAGTCGTCTGTTGCGTGTTTTCTCAATCTCCATTTAGAAGTTTCGCCTCCGTCGTGAACAAAGAACATTGCAAGCATTTCTAAGTAACTCATAGCCCCTAAAAACTCTGAATGTTGACCTAACTCCATATGGTCGTTTGGTGAAGGTGTAGCGGTACAAGCTAATTTATAAGGCGTCATTTTAAAAGTATCAATTATTAGCCTTGATAGTTTACCGTCACGACCTTTTAAAATACTTGATTCGTCTAATACAACTCCCGAAAAACAATCAATAAAATTGATGTTTTTAAGTTGCTCATAGTTGATTATAAAAACCCCGTTTATTGGTTTAAAGTATCGGATAGTCATATCTAACTTATTGACCTTAATACCGAACTTATTACCCTCTTCTATTGTTTGTGGAACAACTGCTAAAGGTGCAAGTATTAAAACGGGTTTATTTGTTTTTAAATAGACTTGATTAGCCCATTCTAACTGTTGGATAGTCTTACCTAATCCGCAATCCTCAAACAATGCAAAACGCCCCTTTTTTAAAGCTATTTGCACAATGTACTTTTGAAAATCAAATAGACTGCTATTCAATTGATCAAGTTCAATATCAAATCCAGATTCGATAAATGATTTCTTTTTTGTTTCTAAAAACTCTTGATATTCTTTCATTCTCTGTAAAATAAAAAACCCCTAACTAGCTTCAACGGTTGCAGCGTGTCCACTAGATAGAGGTAAATAAATAAATTCGTAAGATTACTGCAACTAATCATAATTCAAATGTAAACAAATTAATTAAACACCGCCCATAAAATAACACTAAGAAAAGTAGCGGATACAATTACCCCTAATGCCTTGTTAGCTATTAATTCTATTTTGTCAAGGATTTCCGCGTCTGGCGCGTTGTCACTATTTCTCATGTTAAACATATTTAAGTTTATGATCATTACAATTATTCCACTCCCCATTTAAACAACGATATACAGCTGCATTATCTCTATTTAAGTGTCTAGCACAATCTCTAAGAGACCTATGTTTTTTCATTAATCCAGTACGGTTACAAGTTGATATGATTGGTCTGCTTTTTCCGTTGTGCATATTAGACATTGTTTTAATCCTTTTGTATGCTTTCTTAGAGTTTTCCGAGTAGGTAGACCATTGTAAATTTGACACTGAAAAATTAAGTTTATCTCCGTTAATATGGTCAACTATTGGCTTGTTTTTAGGGTTAGGAATATACTTTAACGCTACTAATCTATGCAGCCTATGCGCCTTTTTGTTTATGTAAACTCTAGGATAACCTTGTGAGTTTCTTCTTATTTTCAATGGGTTTCCGTTATAAAACGGTTTACCGCTACTTAAATCAAATAATTCTATTTCCATTATCTCTGTTTTTGAATTGTTAATACTTCCAGCTTCTCAGCGTTTCTTTTTTCCTTGCTTAAAATCGTTTTAAAGGCTTCTAATCGCTTTCGGGTTTGATACCTTGTGTTGATTGTTTTAACGTCGAATTTCATAGTTAAACTATTTCTTCGTTAATATCTCTGGTCGTTCTTGGTAGCTTTTCTGTATACCAAGCCTTTGAAGGTGTTTTTCTAAAAGGCATTTTACATTCTGAACTGCCTCTGGTTTTTACTTTTGTAGATTGTATCAACCTTAATGCAGCTTGAAAACTTCTAACCTCCTCAGATATTCTAATGTTATCTACTTCGCTTAATTTGCTTCCGTTCGGTGATACACCAGCAAATTGATATGCTAGTAATTCTTTCATGTACTTCTGTATTTCTTTCTCGTTCATTTCTCTAGTTTTTTGGTCTTAAAATGTAGACTTGATTTGTATAAACTTTCTTTTTGTTCCTTGACATTAAGGCTCTGACTGAATTGTAATTCAAGCCGCCCCATTCACACGCTTCTTTTAACGAGTTAAAAGTTCCTTCGTTTTTGCTGTGCTTGTTGAATATCTTATAACGTTTTTTGTTCATTTCTTTGGGTGTTTCTGCACATAAACCATGTGCGTAGTTATTTGCGTTACTGTGGCATATCTTTTGACCTTGCTAAACGGTTTTAAGCGATCCGAATAAAGTTCAAACGTATCAAAGCTGCATTCAAAATCTTTGCCTTTATTTACGCAAATGAAGCAACCGTTTAAATTCGTTTTTGCTTGTTCTCCTCTTCCGCTTGGGTGCGGATTAAACTCTAGGTCTTTAAATGTTTTTAGTTTCATTTTCTCTGTATTAACAATAACCAAATGTAAACAAAAATAACAGTTAACAAAGAAAAAAACGAATTATTTTTTTTGCTCTAGCTTTTTAATCTCGGTTTTGTAGTGTTTGGTTAGGTCTTGAAGGTCTTGAACGGTGTACTTTTTTGGGGGGTGTTCCGATTCCAACCATTGAACGGTATCTTTTCCTAGCTTTTTGACTAGGTTAATACGGTACTCAATCAAATTTCCGTGAAGATCTCGGTTGCATTTTACGCATTGTGGCCAAATATTTAAAGTTTCAAACCTTAAAGCTGGATTAGTTCCAACGGTTCGATAGTGTCCAGCGTCAAATTTAAGGCCGTTTAAATCCTTTTTACAGCTAATACATTCACTTTCCTTAGTTAGCCTTACATATTTATTTACAAGCGTTTGTAGGTCTTTTTTGTAGTCGGTTAAAGTTTTGGTTTTCTCGATCAATTCTTTCTTTCGGCTAGTCCATTCGCGTTTCTCTTTCTTTTCTTTGAGTTTTTTAGCGTAATCAAAAGCGCAAACCGGAGAACAGACAGCCTGAAGTGGTCGCTTTTTTTCAAACGACGTTCCACAGTTTTTACATTTCCGCCAGCCTTTCATTAAAATTGCAGTTTTTTAATTATTTCAGCAAGTACATTAACTACTATTGAGTTTCCTGCTTGCTTGTAGGCTTGTGTATCTGATACCGACCATTTAAAACTTTCTGGGAAGTCCATAAGCCTAAAACACTCTCTTGGGGTTAAACGTCTTATTTTATTTGTATTTATATTATGATTTCTATCACCTCCTAAATTTGCTAACACCGCCGGACTAATCCCGTTAATATCAAATATTCTATTTTGTTGGTACGGTTGCTGATCCCCACTTTCTTTAGATTTATTTAACTGAATAACCGCTTGATTGCAAGCAGTATCTAAAGTTTGCGCAACACCTTTACCAACTCGACCCCTTCTCGTTTGGCTGCTTGGTTGGCTGCTTGGTTGGCTGCTTGGTTGGCTGAAATTAGTACTATCGCCTGGAGTAGCGGTTTCAAAGCCTTGTTTTGTGGCTGATTTAACTTTGATATAATTATCGCAATGCCTGGTTCCTTCTTTAGTATTAATAGCCCTTGAATGTTTATTTATGTCATTGGTACTAAATCCAAAACCATTACCTCTTTCTTCGTGCCTTTTTTTATGTTCTAAAAATCCAGTCAATAATTTGGTACTCAAATAATACTTTTCGTCAACTTCTTGTTCTAAAATGTCTTTCAATCGTTTGGTTAAAACTTGCTCTTTTGGCCAGGTAAACTTATTATCTTGATTATCCCGAATGCCAATAATAAAAACACGCTCTCTATTTTGTGGTACTCCGTATTTTTTAGCGTTTAAAACCTTATGGTAAATGTGGTAAGGCGTTGAATTTTCACAAGGAAAAAGGACCGGATTACCGTTTACCGATTTACCGCCCAACATATCTATCCAAGTTTGAAACGTTCGGCCTTTGTTATCGCTTAAAAGTCCTTTAACGTTTTCAAATATGAAGTATCTGGGTTTGTTCTTTACTATAAACTCTTGACTATTGTAGAACAAAATACCATTTTCTGAATCTTCACCTTTACGCTTTCCGGCCAAACTGAAACTTTGACAAGGTGGCGAAGTCATATAAATATCTAAACTTTCTATTGGTATTTAACGCTGATAAACATTCTCCGGATAATAGTCTGGTTCTCCATAGTTCTCAATGTAAGTTCGACGTGCGTATTTATCCATATCACAAGAAAAAACAGTTTTATAATCAATTTCTAATCTTCTTAACGCTTGATCGAAAGCACCTACTCCGCTAAAATCACTACCTACTTTAATTCTCTTCATCACTTCAATAATTTTCTTAGTTCTGCTTCTGCTAGTTCTACTCGCTGAATTAAAAAGTCTTTGTCATCTTGTGGTACTTCAAACTTAACCCAGTTTAAACTATCATAAGGACAACCATTTTTAAGGTGCGGTGCTTCGCTTAGCGTTAACCATTTGATCTTATCCTTGCACTTCGTTAAGTGTTCTGAATCGTTAGCGTCATACTCTAGGTTACTCTCTGAAAGTATTTCTAAAACGTCGTCCTCTGTTGGTACAAAACAAACTGCCATAGCATAATCTACACCAGCTAAAATAGCATTTGAAACTAATTGCCAATAGTACTCAGGCTTTTCATTTTTAAATGCTTCTAAATCTCCGCTTTTTACTTGGTCGTAAATATCCACCTGCTCACAAAACGACTTTAGAGTTACCGGGCTTTTAATATCTCCAACTAATTCAGA